CAAATTGGGCAAACGCCCCAATATCATGTAATAGTTGTTCTGTTCCAGGACAGGTTTCGTTACTCCTTCCAGCCATACCAGGCACTTGTCCGTGGTGGCGGACAAATACCAGTAGCTTTGCCTGTCCTCATTGATGGCATTGCCTCTGCGCGTGATAATCATCAGCTCAGTAGGGGGATAGTTCCGGCCTCCCGGCACCTCGCTGTCCGGATACACCAGTACCGAGATGGAGTTGGCCGCTATGTTCTTGGACAGCACGCGCATCCACGAGGCGTAATACTTCCCCGTAGAAAAGAGGTTCTTCACAATCCCGTACACTATATCCCCCTCCTGGAATGCGGTAAAGTCATTCTCCCAACGCTTGCGCAATTTCAGGGTATAGGTTCCGTCGCTCTCCAAAGTCACGGACTCAATGACCCCGTTCTCGGAGTAAGACGTATCGCCCTCTTGTGCGTTCAGGCGGTTATAGATGACCTCCTTGAACACTGCGGAACCGCGCACCTCAAGACGCTCGAACTGACCGCGCCCGTCAGGATAGATACCGGCACCTTTACCGGCAATCATGGAGTCGATGAACTTGCCGAACTTCAATAAGAAATTTGTTCCGTCCGCTTGATCCTTACGAAGGAACATTACTAAGGAGCGCAATGCGGAATACACGTTATGGTCTGTCGCGGGGGTGGAGTCGTGGCTTCCGATCACATACACGCCGCTGCCACCACCGCCCGTATAGGTCTGTCCCTTCAGGGTAAGGCTCTCAACCTTTTCCTCCAGCTCCCCGATACGGGAATAGGCGGCGGTTTCCCCGACAGTATAAACAGGTGAGTCAAAGGAATAATCAAGATTGAATTCAAATCCGATAACCCTTGACTGTCTTCCGTTCTCGAAATAAGCCTTGTTGATAAGGTTGACCTTTTGACCGATGCTATAGAAATTATGAACGCCATCCTCACGGTATGCGTCATTTGACATCATCGTGCAGCCATAGGTACTCGGGTCTATCTTGGATTTGGCAGCGTACTTTTCAGTCTTTTCCTTCAACTCCTGCTCGGCGGCACCCACAAGCCCCAGCTCGGTTATTTTCGTACTGTCCCAACCGGAAAGCACATATTCATCTCCATCCTGGGGAAAGAGCACATCACCGGGAAGCGGTCTGCCATAGTCCTCATTCCTGACTATCTCCCAAAGCTGTGCCTCAGGGTTCCATCCGCCATCCTCCAATTTCTCCGGCTTTCCCTCAGGATTGAACTTCACGGCAAACTCCAAACCGTTGAGAAGCCCGGATGCGAAACGTATCCTCAGCTCCTGACCGGGGAGGATATATTTCTCGGAAAAGTTAACACCCGTGTCCCTAAAGCGGTAGGCATTCCATTTTTCCTCGGTGGTTGTGCCGTCCTCATTCTCCACCTTGTCCGTCACTTCGATAGTGGTGACATCCGACATGATGCCTGTTCTTCGAGGATAGACTTCATCGAAGATAACCACCTGCTCGACGGCTTCCTCGGTAGTCATATTAGGGTATGCATCAATGTAGGGAATACCCTCGGGCAGCATTAATCTTTTCTGAACCACACCATTCACCACCACCGTTTCATCAACGGGGCGGTAATTTGAAGGAATGTTCCTTGTAGAACCGAAAGCATAGATTCTCGTTGCGTAAGTCGATTGTGAATCCGAACGGGACATTTCCTCTACATTTACACCGATCTCCCAATTAACAGGATCACCGAACTCACAACGCCCGAAATGGATGATGTTTTCAGTCACCCAACATTCGCAATCCCATTTCTTCGCCATCTCAAAACAAGCGTCAAGGATGTTGATGTTGTCGTAACTCATCAACTGGGACTTGTTTTCGACTGTGGAATCAATGGAGAAAACAAAATCCTGTCCTTTGTATGTGTAACCAAGAGCTTTCAAATTTCTAAGGACTATACCGGCTTGTACGTCAAGCGGAGCGGTCAGGTTCCAGGACGCCTCCTGTCCGGTCGTCTCCGGGGTATATTTGAAGATTTTGTTTTTCCATTTCCAGTAGTAGGCGTCAAGTCTTAATTCGTAATCGTAGCCGGCGGTATTGGTGTTGAATGCGGGCTTCTGCAAGTCGCACACCTCGAACAATCCGAAGTTACATTCCACGTATGAGCCAAGTTTGAAATATATGGGATTCTCTAAGGAGAACTTTAACATGATGTAGTCCTCCTTCATCAGAGTGAACTTACGCTTGCAGCCTTCATTGAGCAAAGTTGTAAGCTGGATAGCACCGGATATGTCTTTGATGTCGATTTGTTCCATGTCTTCAAAGTTCGGGGATAAAAAAAAGAGTGCCCAATTTTGAGCACTCACATACACGACAATAAAACCAATGTCGTGAATTAGCTTCTGTTTGCCGGATTTGGCTCGTTAAACTTGGCTGAAATTTTTCCGAAAGTTCGGTCTAAACTCTGTGCGTAAGTGACACTCTTGCCAGTATAAATAAGATGGTAAACCTCGCTACTATTAGCAGGAATCTGAATATCAACCACACCTTTATACAGCTCATCAAAGAAAGCTTTCTTCTTTGCTTGATAATCAGACTGAGAATTACTCTCGATAGTGAACGAAAGAGTTATTTCCCTCTCATCGACTTTAGGATTATTGATTATTACCCGTTTCCCATGTTCAAGTCGGCTTTTGTTCTCAATAAAATCCTTCATGGAAGCGGATGCCCCAATAACATCAAGAAACCCCTCTCCCATTCTCACACCCCATGTTGTATAAGCGTTTTCGCCATTAATTAATAATTCATCCATAGACTATAATTTTGCTGTATTCTTTTTAACTTCTGCTATATCTCTTTGCATCTGTTGAATAGGTTTGACGATTGCCCCTGTATTTTCTGAAATCTGTACCAATTCAAGATAAGATTGTGCTATCAAATCTCGCGTATCATCAGCGATATTCCTTGTTTCCGTATTTATGGAAAGTAGAGCATCTGCTTTTACTGTCAGTAGATTAAGTGATTGAGATTGAATAATATTCTGATTCTTTATCTCTTCTCCTGCAATCTGCAATGCTGTAAACCGCCCGTTCAACTCTTCGCCGGTATCTTGAGACATGGTTTGGAAACCTTTGCTGCTTGCAGACTGGGAAGCTGCTTCCTGTGAAATCTTGTCATATCCGGTTGCTGCGGCAAGCTCGTCACGGAGCTTCATGGCTTCGTCCACATAACCCATGTATTCATCCATCAGCTCCTTACGCTCATTATTATCAAGCGTACCATCATCCTTCATGGCTTCACCGAATTTATCATACCATGTCCTCAGTTTGTCACTAAACTGTTCACCGATGGCATTTGACAGCATCGCCTGCATGAAATATTTGGATATGTCATCAGCAAAATTCTCCGCACTCTTCTCCATATCCATCAGACTGCTTATAAAACTGTCATACATGGAATCGAATGACATTCCGATCAGGCCCTCATAAAGACTGTCGGTCAGTTCTTCCAGTTTTCCTGCCTGCTCTATATAATCATCCAGCTTGTCGGTAACACGCTCACCGTAACCTCCCTTACCGGAAGATTCCATGATATCCCATAACCATACGTCCGACCGTAGAGCCTTCATCTGTTCGGGGGTCAGATTCCACAAGGAATCGGTGCCGGAGAAATCCTGCATGCCGGTAGCTTTTCTTGCGTGTTCCAGCATTTCATCCGTCCATTTCAGATAATGCTGCCAGCTGCCGTGGCTCTTATGATATCCGGCTTGCTCCTTTGCTATTTGCAGATAGTTTTTATTGACTTCCTCCTGATACTTTACAGCTTCCCTGTAAGATTCAACCGATTTCATTCCCTTGCTTGCCTTCATCTCGTCAGTCAGATCCTCGATGGCCGTTTGCAAAGTTCCATTCCTGTCCGTCAGCCTGTCTATCGTTTCCTGTACTTCCTTGGCGTTTCCACCTATTCCAAACAAGGAGTTGAAGCCTCCGAATGAGATTGCGTTCAGGATGTTTCCTATGCCGTTCCTCAATGACTTGCCGATTGTGACAAACAAATCCCCTGACAAGACATCACCGATAATTCCACTGACAGCGTTCAGAACAGCATCAAGCAGACCACCGACAAGATCACTTAATCCGTCTTTGAGTACGTCAATGATGGACAGAATCCATCCGACAATGGGGACCTCCTTAAGAGATTCTGACGTTTTTCCTATGACATCCTTGAATCCGTTCACGGTTTTGATAATTCCGCTATATGCGTTATACAATCCACCGGATGAAATCTGCTGCAAGCCTCCCAACAAATTTTCCATGCTTGCTTTCAGTCTGGTGGCGGTATCAGTCACATTACGCTGGGCCTGATTGGCGATATCAGTCTGTGTCTTCACATTGGCGGATGCAATGTCAGCATTCTGCCGTGCTGTTTCAAGAGCGTTTGCTGCGGCTTGTTTCTCACTTTCCGTTCCGCCCTTCTGCGCTTTGGTGTAATCATCCTGTGATTTCTTTAGTCTTTCCAAAGCAGCTGTTTCAATCCCTATGGCACTGATACGATTCTGTTCTGCTATTTGATAGGCTTTTACATCCTCTCCAAGTTTCTTGAAGTTGACTCCACTTGTACCACCCAAAGACTTTTCCATCTGGCTGATGGCGTCAATCAATGATTTCTGGCTTGCCTGATCGGAGTTCTTGAACTTGTCAGTCCGTACATATTTTTTCGCTTCGTCCAAGGCGGGCTTTATCATGTCGGAAAACATGGAACCAAACTCACCGAACACAGTAACCCAATCTATATTGGCTTTTATGGCTTCTGTTTCCTTGTTCTGTATGGCAACATCACGTTGTTTCTCCAGTAACTTTACTTGTGCACTATTAACACCGTTTTCTTCCTGTGCTTTCCTTATTTTTTCCGCATACTCTTGGGCGATAGCCAATTTCTGCTGCTGGAACGTGCCATATTCTTTCAAGTAGTCGTTCAAAGCCTGTTGTTCGGCTTTCAGCTGTCCTTCAGTTACATCGGAAATATCTTTATCTCTCATACTTTCGGCATTGGTATAAGCTTCTGAAATTTTCTGTGCCTGCTTGTCGGTCAGCTTACCGTTACCGGCTTTGCTCCATTCTTCCTCCTGTTTTCTTATCGCATCAATCTGTTTCTGATAATCAAGGTCAATCTGTTTCAACTTCTTTTCCGTGCCTTCTCTCATCAGGTTGATTTCATCCTGTTGGTTCTGACGGTGAAGTGAAAGAAGTTGCCCGTCCAGCTTTTCCTGATTTTCTTTTTGCTTTTTTGCTAGATTTTCCTGCTTGGTTAAAGAACTACCAGTGATACCACCTAAATTTTTATAGGATTTTTCAGTTGTTTCTACCCGTTTCTTAGCCTCTTCATACTGCTTTGAGGTAAACTTGGATTTGTCCTTTTCTATTCCAGAGAGTTTCTTTTTGGCATCTTCCCACTCTTTCTTGGCTTTATCGTAGTCTTGTTTGTAAGTAGTTTTGTTTTTCTCTGAATCAATACGGGTTTGCTTGGCAGATTTTGCAGTATCTATGAGTGTTTTTATGTCTTTGACATTATAGATTGCTTCATCTGACAAAGTTCCCTCTACATCAATAGGCAAACGGAGTTTGATGGTTCCATTATCACCCTTTCCTTTGATTCTCCTTTCAAGTTCGGAAATATATCGGTCAAATTCCTTTACATCAACATTGTTCAAATTGGATATGAATTGCTCTGAAATGCCTTTCCCCTTGTCTTGTAACATAACGTCACGCATAGCACGCAATTCTTTCATCTTCTTCACATATCCATCAACACCTTGCTGCCCGGAAAGAGATTTCAGTAAATTTTCGTAATATTTGATTTCAGATTCAATATTAGAAAATTCTTTGGCTTGTTTTTCTCCGGCACGTTTTGCATCTTCCTCTGCAATCTGCTGCTTTAATTTGAGTATATCAGCAAGTTTAATGGTTTCAATGTCGTATTGAGCGAATATCTTTGGGTATTCTTTTCTCAACTCCGCCAAGCTCTGTCCTCTTTGTAAATCAGACAAAGCCATGTCACGGGAACTCTTTACAAGGAAATCAATTTTCTGCTTGTGTTCTTCCTCTTGTTTTTTAGCTTCTTCTTGCTGTTCGTTAAACCTTCTCTGTGCTTTTTCGGCTTCGGTTGCGGAATCATGGAAAGTCCACATGGCCGCACCAAGCCCTACAACGGCAGTCGCCAGCAAAACATAAGGACTGGTAAGCATTGCCGCATTGAGAGCCATTTGTGCTTTCCGTGCCAGTACACGGGCATTGGTAAGGGCTATCTCGGCTATCGTGTGTTTGCTCGTTGCGATAGTAGTAAGCATTACAGCAGTACGATATGCGCCATAAGTAACTACTAATCCAGCAAGTATCTTGCCGACTGTTTCGTAGTTTTCAATCAAAGAAGCAGTCATCTGAATGCCGTCCATAATTACACCTTCCGATTTCTCACCTAACTCGTTGAGAACACTATCCATCGCATCCTGCATCATAGAAAGCTGACCGTTTATCTCTTTTGAAGCGTTTTCGGACATCTGATAGAATCGACCACCAGCGGAAGTAGCATCTATAAATGCCTGCTGAACCATTTCTGCGGAAATAGCCCCCTTAGACATCTCATCTTTGAGGGTAGCGATAGACTTACCGGTCTTTTCAGACATGATTTGCAGAGGATTAAATCCTGCATTAATCATCTGATTGAGGTCTTGACCCATAAGTTTACCGGCAGCGGACATCTGAGAGAATGCCAAAGTCATAGAATTAAACTTTTGTGTGTTCCCCATAGAAACATCGCCAATAGCTTGTAGATAACGGGGAACTTTCTCAGCTTCAATGTTGAAACCAAGCATCATCTGCGTGGCTGCTGTTACATCAGAAAATTCAAGCGGAGAAATTTTAGCGAACTCACGAACTTGTGACATGAGGGCATTGGCTTTCTCTTTGTTTCCCAATAAAGTTTCAATAGCAGTGTCAGCAGCCTGGAACTCGCCACGTACACGAATCATTTCAGCACCTAATGCTTTCAGTACTCCAGTACCACCAATAACCGCCAAGGCTTTCTTCCAAGAAATAGCGATACCGTTGTTACTCTCTACGATTTCCTTAGCATTATCATTGTAAAGGGCGTATTCATCCCGAAGTTTCTTTACGGAAAGACGCGCTTCGGCTTGTTGTTGGGTTAATCCAAATAAAGCTGCCTTTTCTTCATCAAGAGCTTTGCGGGCAGCATTGTATTCTTCTAACTTGCTATTTGCTGATAACGGATTCCTTTTCAATGCTATACGATAAGCATCCCCAAGTCGTTTTACATCCGCTTCAATATCCTTAACTACCGCTTTTTGAGCAAGAATCTTCTCTGTGAATCCATTCACGGCCTGGGAAGCATCGAAGATTTTCCTTTTGAATCCCGTTTCCATCTCCGCTCCAGCTTTGGCTGCATTAGTCACCAACTCATCCAATCTTTGGTTGGATGCAGCAAGTTGGGCATTCAAAGCCTTGAAAGCAGCAGGAGTCTGCGTGCCATCCATGCTCATTAACTCCTGCTTTAATTTTGCAATTTCATTACGAAGTCTTACAACTTCTTCCCAGTCACTACCTATCTTAAAATATAATTTTGACATATCTATTTCTTTTTCCTACGATTAGCCAATTCCTTACCACTGATTCTATTCACCTTCTGACCACCATATACTGCGCGTAATTTATCCCGTTGCATCATCAGCAGATTCCGATAAGGGATAATCTCAAACACTTCTGTATAACTCAGATGCAGCGTGTCAATCAAATGGGCTATCTGCCCGAAGAACGTTGTGTTTCCTACTGTTTCGGTCTTGCTGCCAGCATCGACACGTTCCTCATCGAGCTGACACACTGAAAAGCCGAAATATCCATCATAGAGAAACAGACTTCCAAGGCATCTTTGACTTCTTCAAAAGTGCCGTTCTCCAATTCTTTGACCAAACTATCATTCCCGCAGATAAAGCATGAAATACCTTTCAGCATATCTTCAGTAGCTTCAGGAAGCTCTTTAATAGCTTCCATGACATTATCTCCAGTCATGCCGATATTGGAAAAATGATGAATGGCACGACAGATAATTTTAATTGTAGGAGGTTTAATGGTATAAACCATCCCTCCTATCTCCACATTCATGAAATCCAGCCCTAACAAAGCATCAGAAACCGTTTTTGCTGCTTGATTCATATTCTTAAACTAAAAGGGGGAATGGTATATATCCATCCCCCGGTTATCACTCTTGTGCTTTTACCAATGTTATCTCTTTTTTAAGAGTGGTATCAACTTCAGAAGGAGTGGTTTTAATATCTCTTGACTGAGTGACGTACCCCACTTTCGACACTTCATAGTGAACGGTAGCCCCAGCATTCACCTGCTTTGACTTGACCGTTGCACCGTCCAGCTTTACGGTCGCATCGGAAGGAGTAGGTACAATGGTTACTGTAGTTCATGCCTGCAAAGCTTTAATCTGCCCTTCTTCATAGTTATACTCAGAAGAAACACCTTCGATTCCCGGTTCCTGCACCAAGCCTTTTACAGCGATTGCAATTGCCTTATCCGTATTGGCTTCACGGGAAACAATACGGCATTTTGGGAAGATGAACCAGACATCATCATCGGTCAGACAGAACAATGCTTTGTTGATAATAACTTTATCCAAAGCACGCTTCCAACCTACATCTTTAGATGTTGCCTGAATAACATCGCCACCCATGAACGCTTTCTTGGTCTTCCAGTCATATTGTCCGATAGAGAAAGCGGGCGATACTTCTCCCGGCACATCATCGTAACGGTAATTCTTTCCCGTTAATTGGTTCTTGTACCCGGTGACAGAGGCTTCCGTTTCCTCAATCTGCCACGTTTCCCCGTGTACATTCAAAACCTCATCTTTCGCTTTGATAGCGGCTTGAATCAAAGTCTTTGCGATTTCGGGGGTAATGTCTGCCGTTACCTTATCAATGTCGGCAAACAAGATTCTTTTTATTCCTACTGCTGAAATCATAATCTTATAGTTTTACATTTATTACTTCAAATAAAATTCTCACATTCACGTAATGGCATTTCAAAGCTGTATCCGCTTCCGTGCCAATTGATTCGATAGAATAACGATAGGTTGTACCGTCATAGGTGCTTACTACATCATCAAGCAGCTTGCCAGCCTTTCTTTCGAGTTCGTTAAGCCGGATTGTGTTCGCTTCATTCTCGCTTAAATTGGGTACACATAGATTCACTTCTGCGAAAGATTTCTTCCAATACTTTCCCGGCTGTTGTTTCTTCGTGTGGATGACAATCCTTTCGGACTTCAATTCACCCGTCAGCGTTTCACCATCAGGCACTAGATCTATTCCGAAAGCCTTGCAGTCCCGGTAGAGGATGTTTCCTATGTCGGTAGTTACTATCATTCCACAATCTCCCAATCTTCTGCAAATACATCACTGATAGACGGAACCCATGAATCAGCGCGTCCAGTATTCTCATTGTAAATAAGACACTGGCTTGTGTAGTCAATAAAGCCCTTGCCTTTCAGAATAAGGTCTTTTGCTGATTGCGGAATAGATTGCATCTTGGGGATAATATCACTATCAATATGTGCTGGAACCTGTTTGAACACCATTAATCCTTTTCCGTTCCAACCGCTTCTACGAATTGGAAAACCTGCTTTGAGAGCCATAATAGCCATACCAAAATTCATCTTTATTACTTTTGCACCATCAGAACCTTGCATACGCTGTATGCGAGTATCAAGAAGCCGTATATAGTCGAACATTGTACAACACTGCATTTCCAGTAAACACTTGTTGTACATATCATTAACGACTTCATCCATTTTCCCTGAATCTATGAAAGCGGCTAACTTTACATATCTTCCATTGACTTCTTCGGCTTCTATCTGCATACGGTCAAGTGATGTATCGGCGAGTTTATACGCCTCCTCAAACGGTTCCGCTGGCGACCAACTCTCGTACCCGTCAGCATATTTAACGTGATAACCCATGCGCTTTGCATACTCTGCATCAGGCACTCTGCCAACTTGTAATAAACCTCTTTCATAAGCCTCGCCCATTGTCATAGGTTCTGCTTCAATCTGTTTTGTTCCAATGTACTTTTTCATTTTTCAAATTCTTCTTTTAATCGTTTCTCCGCAAATAAAGCAGCACTACTCAAAACATCATACCCTTTAGATTCTACGAATGATGCGTATTCCGCTTCGTTTTTCAATGTCAAACCGTCTTTATTGACATCGTAATCATTGGACGTTCTCAAAGTGAGTGTATGGTCTTGATAATCCCCATGTTCCTCTGCGTACTTCACGGCTTCATCGCCTACATCAATCATCTTCTTTTCGACCTCCCATTCTCCTTCATCGAAAAAGGAGTCGACATCTGAGAAATCGAAATCTACATCCATAATTCCGAGTAGTTAAAGTAGTTTGTACTCTTCACTGTATAAACTTCGCCTTGACCTCTTACGCTATCACCATCCATGCAACGTACTTCATCACCAGCCTTGACAGTAATTCTCTTCTCGCATACCACATGATAATTCGGACGATACACAGAGCCGTTATCAGATGAAAACTCTTTGGTAGTGTTATCATCACAACGGCATTTGCACACCTCCTGCCAGCTTTCACCACCTGTTCCGGGAATAGGTCTGCCAAACTCATCCTTGTCCATCGGGGTGATAACTTTTACCTGCAATATGTGTGGGGCGAATATCATAAGAAAGTCACTTTAGGTTTGTTACCCAGTTCGTCTTTCAAACCGTACTGTTTACACAGAAATGAATAGTAATCCTTAATGCCTTGAATGTTCCAAGACATAGAAAAACCGCTTTCGCTGATGGAAGTGGCACGAAGCAATAGAGAGGGGATGAACTTCGCAATTGCCACCGACACCCGTGTTTGGCAATCCTCGTTCATCTCACCCCCTCCGCTTATCTTTGCGTTCAGACATATATCGAAAAGGTCAGCCTCCGACAAGTTAACGCCGAAGGTCTGAAACTTCTGTAATATATAATCGTTTACTGTCATGCGTTCATCTCACTCAAATCGAAGTTCACAATCAGGTTCGGGTTCGCAATCTGCGGAATCCATTCGGCTGTGTATTCCAGATAGCGACCATTGCCGTCCTTGTAACCTGAAATCAGCATATCGCCATCTGCCTGAGTGTAATTACGTCCCGGTACACCATCCACAGCTTCATAAGGAGTGTGGAAGCGCATATAACCGATTTTATCCTGCGGAAGCAGGGAAATACGACCATCTGCATAAATGGGGATATTCTTACCTGTTTGGTCTACCACATAATCTTCCTTGATTTCAATAGCCGGAAGTCCGATACCCGTAAAAATAGCAGAAGCCAGTTGCGAAGTGATAATCCCGGTGGACATATACATCTCGTTGCCTGTAAGCTGCATCTTGAACTTATCACCGAACTCGCTTGAACCGATGATGTTCTTGACGAATGTGCCACGGCTCATAATCATCTTGGGGAATGTGCCGTAAATAGATTTCAGCTCATTCAGTTTCTGCTGCAAGTAAGTGACGAAATAGTCTTTATCCTCTGTGTCCGGCTTGATAAACTTGAACGGCAAGTCGATGTTCAATAAGTCAATTCTTCCGGCATTGTCGTCCTTGTTCTTCACGCTTGCTGCTCCAGTCATCAACAGAGAGCCTACGATAATGTCCATACGCTTGTGTGGTGCCAGCAATACCTGACGGTAATCGTCATAGATGAAGTCCACGATGTCACGCATGGCAGCCTTCTGGTCTTCCGGTTTGGCAGCATTATACTTGTCTATCAAGTCCTGTAAATCAGACAAGCGGTCGATTGAGATTTGGTATCTATCACCCAAATAGGCGATTTCGCCATATCCCGAACCAATATTCCTACGTTCACGGATAGGCTTTTCACCATAACGGGAGTTGATGGAACCGGCCATCACACCCGTAACCTGACCAATGTAGTCTTTGAATACACGGGTAGTAGTCCTACGGAAGCCCAAATACTGCTGCCAATAAATTGTGTCCTTTCTTGTCTTGAGGACACGCTGAATCACTGCATTTACAATGTTCGGGTCATTAAACAATGTATGAATAGTTAGCATCATATATTCATCCTCCTTTCTTTATTTTGCCATTATACCTGCGTTTTTCAACGCTGTCAATAATCCGTTAAAGTTTTCTACCGACACCGTACCAGATGCATCATTCACTTTGGCTGCCTGCTTTACACCTCCAAGAGCAGAAGTCGTAGCTGCTGTTAAAATATACTTGTTAGCTTGTGCTGCAACCCCATCCAATTTGGCTTTATCTTCCTTGCTCATCAATCCGTCCCGACTAGAAGAAGCCTTAGGAATAGATACGGCTTCTTTTTCTTGTTTGACATCCTGAGCATTAAACTGGAAGTGCGGCATATTCGCCTTGTCAATATCTGCGAAAGGCATTACCAGCTTGGTCGGTTCGATTTCAAACGCACGCATCAAAAGGGAAACCAATACTATGCCATCCTCTACCTGCTTCCTTTCATACAGAGCTGAATTTGCGATAACTTTGGGCGTTGTACCGTCTGCGGCTGTCGCTTCGTAAAGAACTGTTCCAGCTTCTAGATTTTCTCCAAAGTCTGCCGCTAACGTCAGCTTATCAAAAGCTTTGTCAGCCTTGTCAATAGCGTTGATTGTCGCTCCATGCGCACCGTTACCCAAGTGCATACCTTTGTAAGCCAAAGAACGTTTCTTGATTTTCAATGTGGTATTGGAGCCTGTCGTAAACTTCTCATATACTTCCACACGGATAGCCACTTGGGATGTTTTCTTCACCAAGTCAGCTGCAATCGGTGTGAATGAGGGCAAGTACGAGCCGACAACGAGGTTGGTTGTGTCCAACTTATACGGACCTCTGCGTCTGCGTCCGGTTTCTACGTCGTAGCGTTCTTCCTGCTCAACTTCCGGTTCAAGATTATACTTAAATCCTGCTGCCATAAAATCACTGTTTTTGTTGTTCTACAATTTCTTTAGTGTCGTCTGCAATCATTTTCGCAAACGCCTGAGTCTCATTCTCCAGTTCTTTTTTTGCTGTATCTGGAGGAACTACACCCTTAAAGCCGTCATTCGCAAACTCCTGCTTCAAGTCCTTGAAGTATGCGTCCAAGTCCTCATCGTCCTTAATGGCGCATCGTTTGGCGTAGTTTTCGGGAATACCATACTCCTTTGCCTTTGCCAAAATCTGCTGGCTACGTGTTGCTTGAGCCTTTTCCGTTTCAAACTGTGTTAGCTTATCAGAAAGGTTCTTGTTGGAGTCAATTAAAGCTTGCGCCCATGCAGGCACATCGTCTTTATTCTCTTCCGTTTTGGTGGTTGTGGTAGTCTCGATTGGCTTACCGTCTTTAAGGTTATGCTTCTTCTCGTAGTTGGAAACTGCGGTCTTGGAAGCATCCCCGGCACGGAAATCACCATAGGAATTAAGCACGTCCGAAAAACTGATACCCTCAACAATAGAGTTTACCTTTGTCTCGTCCGTTATACCCTCTGCCTTTTTGGTGGCAATACGGGTAAGAATAGCAGTGTCCACCCCAGTAAACTTGGTTTGGAGGCCCGCTAAGATTTGTTCTAAAATTGTCATACTGTATGAATTAAAATTTGAGATTCAATTTGCAGAAGTAAAAATACCGCCAATACAGATGATTAGTAAATATTTAAGCTTCCGATTCACGACAATGAGTTGATTGTCGTGAATACGGTATAAAAGTAAGGAGGAAACAATTAAAGGGGAAATAATTAGGTTGTATAGCATTCACTAAGAAAAGGTTGTGAAGAAATCAATTTAAAATTCTATTTTTGCTGTAAAATAAAGTAACAGTATGGACTATATAAATAAAGGAACTTGTATTTTTTGTGGTAAAGATGTAACTCAAACGACATTTAAAGAGAAGCCACATACTATGCCAAAAAGTTTAGGTAGCATAAATATTGGTGTTGATATTTGCGATGAATGCAATCACTATTTCGGTCAACCTGACGACTTTGTGTTTCCTAAACTTTGTATAGAAGTTTGTGTTAAAGAAATATTTGGACTACCAAAAGCCTTGCTTAACAGAAAAGATAATTCAGAAAGATTAAAGTCAATATATTTCGAATATTGGAAGTCAAAAAGAAAAATAGTTCTCAAATCACATTTTAAGTTTAATGATAGATTTCTAACAACATTTGCAAGACAATTCAAGAGAGGAATATATGAAATGTTCCTTCAAGAATATCATAAAATAACAGGTAATGGATTAGACAATCGATTTAATCAAATTAGGAGATTTGCACGTTATAATATTGGAGATATTCCTTTGTATTATTTAGTCAATAATGGAGTTTACTTAATAGAAGAAAAATTTTCATCTCCTAAGTTTTCCTTTTCCGATTCACAATTTAATGATATAGAAACTTATGGATTTTATACATTAATATTGTATGGACAATGGTTCTTTTTAGAAGTTACCCCAAGAGCTGAACTATCTCGTGAAATTTATTTAAAAATGCAATGTGAAAAAATAAATGTTGGCGGATTTGTATATAGAGATTTAATTGAAATAAAAAGAATTACGGATATAGATTTTAGCTTAAGAAGCTTGTTTGGAGGTAAGTTATTTTAGGCGTGAAACCGAATGAATCACGCCTAAAATATATCACATCAAAAACTTATACTTATACACCTAACACTATATTAGCATCAATATTTAGCTTCCGGCTTATCTCACGAGCAACTTTTAAAGTAGGTTCACATTTACCGGATATATAATCACTTAGCCGTGATGGGCTGACACCAACCAACTTTGCAAGTGATTTTTGATTAAGCCCCATTTCGTACATACGAAGTTTAAGAACATCCACAAGTGTTGGTTCTCCCAATGCAAAATGTTCTTCGGAATAATCAGCAACCAAATTAGAAAGAAGCTCCAATTCTATGCTATTTGGGTCATTCAAAGGAGTATCATCTTTCACTAATGGAAGAAGTTCCTCTACTCTTTTCACCGCCCATTCATATTGGGCTTGATTTTCTATCTTTGTCATAATCCTAAATATTAGCGCAATCTATTTTATCATATTCTTTATGAGTACCAATAAAGCGAATATACACAAACTGAATAGTGAATTTAATCACTACTACCAAACGATAGTTATTGCCTTTGATATTGAAAACATAGTGTTGATTACCTACACTATCAACGCTATTAAACGTTTTCTTAATATCGGCAAAACAGGTCCACTTGCTTCTTTTCACAATGGTAGTCCATTCTTGCAAAGCGACCTTTGAATCGGGATGGTTCTCTGCATATTCTTTTAATGCTTGTTCGGTAAATATTCTCATTGGTTACTCAATTATCGTGTGACAAAAATACATATATAATTCTATAATTCAAAATTATATTCTAATATTTATAATTTAAAAGAGCAAAAAAAATAGCGGCAACTCTTTGAAGCCACCGCTAACTATTTTTCTTATACTAAAACTATAAGTCCCGTAATTTTTCTAACTAAGAGGCGTTTTTCTTTCCCTTATCTCCGATTTGCTCATTCTTTGCTGCTTGTTCCTCTTTAATTTCTTTCAATTCGCTTTCGATGCGGTCAGCATTTCCGGCAAACATGATTCCCTCACGCGTTGACCAGATGCCACCACTGACAGCGGAAACGGCAGTAGTCACCTTATCATTCAAATCATCAATCATATATGGAACCAGTTCTGTTTCTATGTCAATGGTCTGCGATGCCTTGCTAAACTCGGTTGGATTGATAGAGCCTAAAGCGGAAACAATGAAATTTACTCTTCGCTGCAAGAACTCACCGATAACCTCACCGTGATTTTCTACCGCCATATGTGCACCCATAAACATGAAGCGGAAAGCAGTGCCGGAAGCCTTGCCTATGCCTTTCAATGTCTCAAACGATATTCTTGGAGTGTTTGACATATCATAAGCCATATTAGTGAGTGTTTCTGCTTCAAAACGTACCGTATCCGGAACTTGGTTCCACGTCAGATACTGGGCATCCGCACCTTCACCTGTAAGTTTGACCATTCTATCCTTAACCTTACCCATGAAACCCTCTACATCTCCAATTAGCTTCAGCAGTGGGAAGAAATGGTAGTCTATACAATCAGCATAATTAGATAACAGTTTTTCCAGCCGGACACGGAATGTCTTTATCTTCTTGCAATAAGATTCAGGACGATAAGCATAGAGAACCGGTAGTTTTGGGAATCCATGAGCAAAAGGCGTTCTTTCTTCATACCCTTTAGACAAATCCCATTGATAAACCATTTTGTCCGTGATAGTCATAAAGCAGGTGACCTCCGAATCATCCATGAGCTTCTTTTTATACTCACGTGAGAAAGCAATCATTTTACCTTCGTCGTTAAAGAACGGGTATAGCTTATCACCTCTGAATGGAGACCATAACACGCTTTTCAGTTTCTTGGTGGGCTTGACCTTGCCACCGAACGTAGTCTTAACTTTCTTCCAAAACTTTGCCCAAAACGAATCATCATCGGTAACATACCAATATTCTGCCGCTTCTTGTTCGGAGAGCCAGGCACGGACAATCTTCTTGTTTTGGTATTTGATTTTGTTGGATTTAAATACAGCCTTTACCGCATCCAGCAGCTTCTTTTCATCATCATCAGTCGGAATGCAATCCATAGACGGTTCTGTGCCGACCGTGAAAGCAGTTTGAATGTTCACTATATCTTGTTCCAATGGAATAGAAATACGGTTCACCGGTTCAGTCTTATACTTTGCTTCGATTTCATAAGTCTTACCAGTTTTTTCATCGAAAACTTTTTCGGATTCCTTATCAAGTACTTTTCTGTCCGGATACTTCTTTTTGTCAACCATGATTTCATGTCGTTCCGGATTCCAATCATCCCAAAGTTTGCAACGGTCGGGAAGTTCAGTCTTCCTACCTTTCTTCAGGTAGTTTATCTTCTGCCCGATGTCAGGCAATGCTAATATTTCTTCTAAATTCAATGGCATAGTTTATATTTTTAATGTGTGAATATTCCTGTTAAATCTTTCGGCTTCTGAATCTTGCCAAGAAGCTCACCCAATACATAGTAACGTACAGCATCTATTCCGTGATTGTCATGGTCTTCCGGTTCGTTGATATAGTTCCCGTCCTTATCCTTTGCCCAAACATACTTTCTGAACTCGCTTTGCAAGTTGTACGAGCGTTTGGTTATATAAATCTCCATATCTTTCATTTTGTCAATTCCGGCATTGATAGAGCCTGCACCTTTCTCTACGGCATATATCTTGATTCCTCCGTTGTGTATCTCTTGAATCAATCGAGGGTCAGCACTGTCAGCTATGACTTTCAATCCCCACGGGCGAAGAGTCTTGATGATGTCAGAAGAAAGCAATCCAGTACGGTAATCCACTTCATCCAAGTAAAGGGCGTTATCAACGATACCACAACGAATGGAAGCAGACGGGTCATGCGTATAACCGAAGTCTTGCCCGAAAGCAATTTTCTTTGCCCAAGCCGGGAACTCGTCAACAATTCCCCACTTCTTGAACACAGCACCTTCTGCAACGTCAGCCCACCGGCCGATAACCACATGAGCATACTTTTCAGGATTACTCACCTTCATATCTTCCACCTCTTTCAGGAACTCAGGAGAAAGGTTATCCAAGTTATCAAAATACGTAGTATGGATATGGAGCACATTCGGATGAATGGAAATCTGAACCTGCACACCGTCAATCTCTACCAGCTTGTGAGTTTTCTCAATGTATTTCTTGTAGATGAAGTGATTGGAATCGCATGGGTTCATTATAATGATAATTCGGTTCTGAATACCCTTCTTGCGAATGGAGAGCATTATCTTGTCGAACTCATCTTCGCTTGTCCACTCTTCCGCTTCATCGCAGACAAAAGTCGTAATGCCTTGAATGGATTTCAGTTTTGCTGTCTGGTTTCCGGAAGAAGTCTTGATACCCCGAAACATGATACGGCTCTTAGTCATCTTATTGACTATGTCCGTCTTTGTGGTCTTGAAATATTTCGTGGTACCGTCCAAATCTATCTTCTCCATCATTTCGGGGATGATAGACATACCGGCAGAAACCATCGTGTAACGGGTGTAAAGAATCTGATGAACTATTTTCTCTACGGGAGTCATTTCAAAAGTCAACCGCTCAATAAAGGTAGAAGCATTGAAAGACTTTCCCGAACCACGCCCACCGGTAATAAGAATTATAAATTTTTCCTTATCCTCGTATAATGGATGGTAAATTTCTTGAGGTACTATCATTTCAGCTTGTCTTTAATCCAAGAATCAATGTTGATGCCATGCTCTATGTCTGTTGGAATATCAGCGTCTTCATCTTGTTTGCGCTCAATCTTTCTCCAATCTTCATCATGGTGGTACAGCCAAACGGACATTGCTTGCAAATTAGGAGCCAACTCGCTTTCGCTTACTTGTAATTCATCTTCGCCCGTCAAATTCCCTTCTGAATCACGGAGCTTTCTTACCACGGTGCTTTTGGTTTTTATGCCACCGAGAGCCATTGCAAGGAATTTAGCCCTTACAGTGGCATTGATTGTCGCGCGCCCACGCGCTAAGACTTCGGATATTTCGGTGTACTCACTTTTCTTTTCGCAGAATGTTTGAGGCAAAATCCCTATGGCATAAGCAATTTCCTTGTCAGTGAATCCCTTTTTGGCATACGATTCCACGAGAGAAAGAAATTCCTCGCTTGTATAATCAAACTTAGGCTTTCTTCCTCCTTTACCTTTTCTATTTTGAGATTCACTATTGCTCATATTACTTCTTTAATTTTCCACATTTCTCACATTGTTCATACCTGAACTCAGAGAACATCACACTACCTTTCCAAACATAATGATGAACACAAAACAGGTTTTGCTTTAGAACATTCCTTATCCAAAGTATAAAATCGCCAATCATAATTTTAACCGTTATTGTTACCCATATAGACACGGCGAGAAATTGGCTTGTTTCCATAGACATCAACTCCTCTTTTTGAGAAATAGCTATCTATTTTCTCAGCATATCTTCCCATTATGGATTTCGTTCTATCCCTTATGTTTCTTTGTCTTGCAGAACCTAACCCGTATTGTCTTCCAGCGTTGTACATTATTCGTCTGGACTGCTGATATAACTGGCTATATGTTTTCTTTCTAACTCAGCTTTCCTCCCAATAATTAATCTATTCTTTCTACTTGTTCATCAAAAACTTCTCCCTTTATAAACTTCATATCTGGTTCATACCCGAACCTTTCGCAGAAAGCGGCTTTAGCTTCATAGGTATCAAAGGACAACACCACATAGGCATCCATGTTCTCGGCTTGCTTCTGTGCGTTTTCTTTCACCTGATGTTTGACCTCTTTCATGTGGGCAACCTTTTCGACACGTTCCAACTGCTTGGCGGCTTTATCGGCTTCTTTCTGTTCGGAAACTGGGACCATCATATCAGACAAAGCATCCGCAATAGAGTTTTCCTCTTCGGTCTGCAAAAGATAGTCGACACCAATCATATTCAAGTCTGCATCGGTCAGACCTGCATCTTTCCAGTCAATATCAGGAACAATACGGGCAAGAGCGTCAAAATCCCATGTCCCTTGTGCATTAGGGTTGTTCATTAGAATGTTTAACTCCTTTTCCTGCTGCTCGTCCACGTCTATGACATCAACACGAATGCGGTAGTCGTTATCGGGAAACTTTTGCAATTCGTCCATGACAGACAAACGCTGGTGCCCGCTGACTACGGTAAGACCAGTACGCTTGTTCACGACAATTCCACCGACTAAACCAAACTTCTTGATGCCACGTTTCAGTGTCTTACGTGATTCATCGGAAAGTTTTCGGGGATTATAATCCGCAAAGTGAATGGCAGAACGATTAAGTTCCACCGATTCACTCTTTATGTATTTTGATAATTCCATATTAGCCATTACTTAGACCGAAACCTCTCTGCCGAAGAGTATTCCTTTCGGCTCTTGCTATAAGATTATCACGAGATTGTTTTGCACGCCTGCTTGCAGCACTGCTACTCCATGTATTTTTTCTTCTCCAGTTAGCTTCGCTCAATCTTTCTGCCTGAGCATATATCTGTTCTCTTGTCTTTCTTTTTCTGACTCAGCAATCCTCCTTATTAATTTTGTTGATTATGATACTCCCAAAGCACTCTTTCAGCCATCGGGAAAACTCTGTAAATTCTCTGTAAATCTTGCGGGTAATTCTTCTCCATCCAAAGCATACAATCAAGATTGAAACCTACTCCCGAACTGGCTTTCAATGAATATCGAACTGGTTCGGGTAAATTGTGCTGCCTCATATAAGCAAGAATATCCTTTTGTGTCCAATCAGCCAAAGGATAAACCATACCGTTATTCTCGTAACCGTTTACCTCATACCCTTTCAACATAAGCCTACGATTCATACCATCAGCTTTTTTCATGCCCAAGAATGTATAATAAACTCCATGAGTAAGCTGCATAGCCTTTACCACATCTGCCAACTTCAATAGCTTTACTTTCGGATTTGGCACACAATACATACCGCCACGGAGAATATAAGTAAGATTCCAATGTGGTACTTGAACAAACTCTATTTTCGGATATTTGGCTTTAGTCCAGTTTATCCAACGGTTAATATGTTCCAAATTCTTGACAAAATACATGAACACGCAAACAATCCGGTCAAACTTCGGATAGACTAAATCAAGCAGAACAAGCGAATCTTTACCAAGTGATAAAAACAGTAAAGCCTCATTCGATTTTACCCGAATGAGGTCTATATATTGACTCGCTTGTTCTACTTTGTTCATAGCTAGCCACCACTTAAACCAAATGAAGTACGAAGATCACTGTAACGCTGTCTGCGTGATCCTAACTGTGTGGCACTTGCTGTACCTCTACGATTGGCAACCAATCTACCACCTGCCCCTGCACCATTCATATTTCTGCGAGGCCCGGCTACTCTGTTAATTCTTCTTGCGACTCTGCTTTCTAATTTTAAAAATTAAACAAATCAATCTATATGTTTTTCTAATATCTTGCCCAAAGTATAATTCATTTGTGCAGCAAGATATTCTTCGCCTTGATGTTCGTAAACAATATCATTACCGTTTTCATCTGTGAGAATAACAGCTTCTGCTGCTTTCACTTCAACGATAATATAAGGACGTTTACCTGTATATGCACCTGTCAGAAGCTTGATTGCATCGTACTTGATAGGCTTCAATTCTACCTCACCTTCTTCAGGCAGTTCTGCATCAGCCGGATATTCTTTACCGCCACATAGGTAAGTGATATACTTCTTAGCGTTAGTTGGTCTGATTTCACGGTATTCGTGGGTTTTCTTGCCTGCCAAGATTTCATCGAAATACTTCTGTTTGATGCTTAATGTAAGAATGTTCATAATCGTGTCATTTTTTTAATTAATACTCAATAGTTGCGGGGGGCTGAATCGAACAACCGACCTTCACCAAGTCAAAGTGAAAAGCTACCACTGCTACACCCCGCGATAGTACCCCAAAGGTACTACCACAACCAAAGATAACGAAATATCTTCAATCGTTATACACGACAATCGGCTTATTGTCGTGAACTAAGCCATTTATCCCGTCTTTCTCTACACGCCTCTAAGGTAGGCGCACAACAAGCAAAGAGTTCACCACTTTCAGTACGGTAATCGTACTGGTACATTCTCACTCTCTTACCTCTCAACCTGGTGTTGTAGGTGGTGTAATTCTCTTTACCGGGCTGGCATACGCTGCAACCTCTTTCGTCGTTAATTGAGTTCATAATTAAATCCCCATTTTACTAATTATTTTCTGACTGATTTTTTCTGCAACCATAGTTTTCAGCTCTTCAATATCAAGAAGGGGCACAATGATATTTGCATCAAATTCTTTGGCTACATTCTTTGCAACTGCTCTAACAAATGTGCCGTCTTGTATTGATTTGCTTACGCTTTTGCCTATTCTTCTTGTTACTTCTGCATTTACTATCTGCTCAATATTGAGGCTTTTTACAGCATCACTGACAGCTTTAGACATTGCATTATTCAATGCCACACTGTCTACATCAAGTTCTAACGTACAATTACCTTTCATTTATAATCTATATTTAATGTTTCGCATTCAATTTTTCACATTCAATCTTTCTTCACTCGTATAAGCCACTACAAGCCCAGTTTCATCATGCTGTATGGTGATGTACTTCTCGCCTCTCTCTATGGTAGAAAAGTCGTATGGTGTACATAGCTTACCCAATACCTTGCCCAGTTGTTTCATTAGTGGGGCTTCAGGGCTGATAACTAAAACTAAATCCGCTTTCATAATCGTGTATATTGTGGTAGCCATAAGGCTACCGGATTAGAACTCAACCAATATCAATCTTTCTAAAGAACCTGATGCTTTCACCCACATATGATTATGTCCGAAACCATAATCGAAAAACAGTTTAAAATAAGGGTATCTTACTATTAAAGAGTTCATACAGCCTCTTAACTCGTCTTCTGACATACAAGAAGTTATTTCATTGATAATTTGAACGAAAAGGTGTAAAACTTCTGGTTCATTATTCAATAACGGTTTTTCTATAACTGCTTTTAAAAATATATTTTCTTTCATATTCTTCTATATTGCGCAGGGCTTTCGCCATGCCGATTTATGTTAATGCGTTTTATCCTCATGTAATAACTCGCAGTAAACTGGTGTTGTGGCATCTGTGTGCTTATTGGCTATAAGAACCTCATTACTATCCCAGTTAATATATACCTGTGTAGCAAATGCACCGAAAAACTGAATTTCTTTCGTGCCAAACAATACCACCGCGTCATCATTTACATTTGCAAGTGCTGCAATTAATTCTTTCTTAGTCATATCCTTCTATATTGCGCAGGGCTTTCGCCCTGCTGGTTAAACTCAGTTTATTTCGTAATAAGGTTGCTCGCCTCTAATAACTCTCTTTGCATCTGCAATGCTATCATACAGCTTTGATTCGTCATTATCTATGATTACAAATTCTTGATGAAAGCCATCTTCAAACACTGTTATTATGTGACCTTTGTAACTTACTTCTCTGATGATATTCTTTGTTGTCATAATCGTATATCTTTTAATTGTTATTACTTCGTTTCTGATGATGCAAATGTAAATGATATATTTGACACTACAAACAAAATAAGAAAGTATATTCTTTCATTTAACAATATTTCGTAAATGATATATTTGACACTACTATAATAAACGTATCTTTGCAAAAAAAACTAAAGGTATGAATAGAATAGAATTGCTTATTAAAGAAAAGGGGTTTAATATGACATCTTTCGCAGAAAAAATGAACACTACCAGACAGAACCTATATGCTATATTGAAAAGCCCGTCTTATCCAACACTTGAAAAGGTTGCGGAAGCCCTTGACGTTCCGATGTGGCAACTCTTTGCTTCACCGGAAGAAGTGAAAAATGATGCCAATACTATTACCTGCCCTCACTGTGGTGGAAAAATTCATTTTGACGAAGAGCCACGTATGCCGGAACATAAGAATATACGAGGGAAAGAATACTATAAATAAAGAAAGGAGAATAAAACATATGGGAAAAAGGATTTATGTCAATGGAGGAATCTTAATAACGACTCCATTTTTTGCATATAAGAATGCAGGGGCATCATACGATCTCCCTCCTGAAAATTCTGAAATTATAGAGCCCAATACTATAACTGAAACAGGAGAGCCTTACCTTGAAATTAGCAATGAGCATCCCCAATCTATTTTTAATGAATATTACGCAAAAACATTCTTTACAACACAACATACATTTGCTTATTTTTTTGCAAAAGACTTTATCGGATCATATAATGATTTTAAGCAAAGAATTGATGAAATCCAAAGTGTAATTAACATCAAAGGATTGGACGAACAAAAACAAAATATCATCAATAAATTGTCATATATTAATATCATTACATCATTAGATACATTTATTTGTGACATTATTTTAACCAAAATAATCCAAGACGAAGAAAGTTTCAATAATTTTTTCAATTCAATTCCTCCATGCAAGAAAAAAGATGAAATGACTAAATTAAAAGAAGACAATCTTGTTGCCCAATGGGAGCAAAAGGTCATAGAATATGTAATGAGGACATCTTATAGTAACATTGATACTATAAAAGATATACTCAAAGAATTATTTAAAGTTTCTATAATCGACACAAATGGGAAAATGAAAAAACACTTCTATTATAGGAATTTATTAGCACATAGAAATGGTAGAAAAAAAGATGGAGGTTATATCAATATAACTAATGAAGAACTTAAATCCTTAATAACTGATACGCAATCCATCGCAAAACAAATCCAAACAAAAATTAAGCCGGAGCACTAAGCCCCGGCTCATTAATTGATTAGCCCTTTGATTCTTAACCGATTTACGATTTCGGTATAAAGATACTCTATATCCCCGCTGAAATCCCCATAGTTCTGATAGAGAAACACGACATCAGCGCAGTTGTCGGAAATTGTACTCTTGGACTGAACCCCAAGTACCCTTGACATCTCTTCGCGTAACCCAGCTGTCATTTTCCCACCGGCAAGCGAACTTGGAGAAAACAGGTACAGGATAATGAAGATGAACTTCTTCCGCTGGGTAACACTATCAATACAAGGGGGAAGACTTCTGCTATTCAATAGCTCAACGAAGATTTTATAGATATCCCTAATAAGGCTTTTATCTCTCAAAATCGGTGAAGCTAAGGTATTTTCTTCTTCTGAAAGTTCTGATTTCTCAATTCTAATCTTTTTAAGGCGAATTATTTTGTTAAAATCCAGTTCCATAACACGATTATTTTAAAAGTAAATAGTATATTTGCATCATAATCGTGTAAGGAAGAGCTGATTCATGGTCGTGCGTGGGTTGGCTCTTTTTCATTTTTCCCCATTCGTGCTGACGAATGGTTTCTTTTCCAAATCATAGCAGGTGATATATACCCGTTTCCCATTGACATCACATAGAGCAAGGGCATATCCTTTCTCTAGTATTTTAACCGGCTGATTGTCGCAATAGACAGTACTTCCAACCGGAACTCTTATAAAATGACGTACTATCATTTGATTATCTTTAGCTTGTTATACCAGCGTGAAGAAAAAGGGAACCACCCGATTAAGAATGATTCCCCGAAAATGGTTACTTTATATAGTTTGCTCATGGATTTTTCTTTTTAAGTATTTCAACACATTCCTTTATCCCATCATCGAAACCCTGTTTATAGCCTTTAGTATATTCCCCTATAGTATATACCGCCATTGACAGAAAAAATAGAAGGATACCTACAGGCTTATACCAGCCAGGTAGTGAGATAGAAAACGGCTTAAATGTAATTGTGAGATCTCCAACCCATATAGGGCGATAATAAATATAATTGTAAATAATATTGTTTTCATAATCATATAAGTTTTAAAGCTTCCTGTAATCCTGCTTCAAGTGCTTCTTCGTAGATATTATAACGGACAATAGGTCTGTCAGACAATCCTATCAAGTCATGCCTCGGAATTGTCAGTATATCATACGTCCAATAATTTCCATACATATAGGATATTTCGATATGCAGGTTCTTAGTTTCACGAAGCCACTTTTGGGCAACATACAACACTGGACACAAAAATTCAACTGGTTCGTTATCTATTTCCGTACAACATGACATACTTTGCGGAATGCTGTATCTTCTAATAATATTATCGCAACTTATTGTGTGTTCACACTTCCAATTAAACCCTTTCTCTTTCAGCATCTTTGCTGTTTCCAATGTTACAAGTTCTTCGGTCATGGTTGGTTCTCCTTTCCTTTAAAGTGTTCAATCAGTTCGTCTACGGTAGCCTTGTGATAATATGGTAAGTTAAAATCATTAGGCATCCCATAGAAATCCATTCCAGATAAACCTCCATCAGAGCCATCCCGGTATATACCCCAATCGCCCTTACCATTAGTGAATAATTGATTGTTGTCTGTATTATCCTTTAATGCAGCTATAGCCAGAAAAAGTTCCTCATTCGTTCCGCAATCAACACTATCGGTTTCGTCAGGATGTGGAATGTTGTTAAAAAACTCAATATTATATAGTCCACATTCGGGCGAGGTGAAAATACATAAATCTTCGTTAAGTTCCGCCCCAAACAATCTATATCCTAACTCATCTAATTTCTTTCTAAGTTTATAGGTACTCTTGCGTATGAAACACGGTGTTGTAAATCCCATAGTTATTCCTCCTTATCTATCTTAATATCAGTTACTTTACCACGATTAATAAAACGTTCATCAGAGTTATAATATCCAGCAATTACTTTACTCATAACGTATTATCTTTTCTTTAACTCCAGTAATACTACTACAAGAAGGGCATGGAATAAATATTATATTATATCCTTCTCTCTGGTCAAAAAACTCACTGTGTATATCCGATTTCTCAAATTCAAATTCACAGCCACATATGTCACAACGCTGGAAGTAAATCGGTTTTTTCTTATTAGCTTCTTTAGTAACCTTTATTGCCATATTAATCTCCTTAATCTTTAATCCGTTCAAGTACATCTCTGTTGGCTTCGAGTATCTCGTCAAAAGAAGGGATGGACATCCAATGGGTTATACCTAATCTTTCTTCATTCACGTTTGCTCCCGTCTCCCATTCGCCCAAAGTTGAAAGCTGGCAAATAAGGAAGCCATAAGCCCCTCTTGTTAGAACCACTGTGTTATTTTCCGGCAACCGCTCCTTAACGCTTATCCAAGGAGATTGCTTTGACTGCCACTCTGCACCACATTGAAAATCTTCCATACTATCAGCATGACGTGAAACGTAGGTATCCGCGTCAACTTCTTTCAGAACGTCTTTTCTGAACTTCGTTTTATTAGTAGCATAATCGTATGCTGCTTCTTCTACTGTCTGTTTCATATCTCTCCTTTCCACCTATCCTAGCAGCATATACATTGCTACTAGGAATAGATAATAAATTGTTGTTTTACTCATTTCTAAATTGTTATTAGTTAATTGGCAGTTTCATAAAGCACATCCATATTGTCTTACTCTGTCTTCCGGTAGTATGTCCGAAAAGAGGTTTGAACGGGATAACAGACAAAACTTCCGCAGCTTTTATCTCACTCTCATTCCATTTGAATACAAGAGTGCCGTAAGGCTTCAAGACGCGCATACATTCATCAAAACCGCTTTTTATCATTTCTTGCCAATTATCCGGAAGCCTACCATATTTCTTTGCCATCCATGATGTTTTGCCAAGTGTTTTCAAATGTGGCGGGTCAAACACGACCATGTAGAAAGAGCTATCCTCAAACGGCAAGTTGGTAAAATCGGCTATTATATCAGGTTTTACTTCTATAGTTCTGATTTTATCTCTGTCCTTGGCAGTTACTATTTCCGATCTCTTATCAACGAATAAGGCAAGAGGATTATGTTTGTCAAACCAAAACATCCTACTGCCGCAACAGGCATCTAATATAAGTTTTCCATTTTCCATTAAGCTATTTCTTTTGATTTCTTCAATCTCAACTTTCTCAATACTTTGCAAAGTGCTTCAGTATTTTTTCTCGCTTGTGTAACCTCCACCGCATTCCCGATAAATTTCTTTTGGTCAGCTTGTGTGCCTATTAAAACATAATCTTCAGGGAATCCCATAATCTTTTTGAGTTCCGGAATGCGAAGCATCCGCATTTTAATATCCACTATGCCATACAGTGCCATGAACTCCTTTATCTTCACGGTCATAGGACTATCATTGTCGTAGATTTCAATCGCTACCTGACCGCTTTCTGTTGCTACCAGATAGGGCGGCATCTTATCCATGCGGGCTATTAATGTGAAGCAGGGGCTATCAACAGAGCCGCCAGCACTGTTGAACTGTGGATTCATCAGATAGTGCCATTTCCTGTTTGCGGTAATGGTCTGGGAGGGTTCCTCTATACTGCTACCTACATTTGAGAATGCAGTATTCATTATCCACGGCTGGCATGTTACCAAGTTTTGTTTCGGTGTTGTGGTAACAGCGGGGCATGGCGAGTTTATATCAGACACCTGACCACCTCCAGAATATTGATTCATAAAAAATGGAGATACAAGGGAAAGTCTGTCTTTAGTCAGAAGTGTAGGACAAGGCTGATTAATATCCTTTCCTGTATCCTTAAAGTTATAAGAACACATAAATCGGCTTTCAATTAAAGCCATCCTGTCCTTCGTTGTGACCGTTGGAGCTGGAAGGTCTACCGAATGATTATGTCCATTTCCATAATAAGCAGAGACAAAAACATGGTGGTCTTTGCAGGTGATTGCACCTGCCGGTTCTTCTACAGACACATTCTTGCTTTCGGGATGTCCGCTGAACTGTTTGGAGAGGAAACTTACCTGTACCTTTGCAAAGCGGTTTTCAGTAGTCAACACTCCGCATGGTTCATCAACTGATTTGCATGTGTCTTGAGGGCGAACCGTATTGTAACGGGAAAGGAAAGCATCCTTTCCTCCGGCTACAAACTTGATAAGTCCAGCATAGATACGTTCAAGCGTTTTCTCTGCAAGAGGCTTTTCCCTGAAGATGGTAGTTCCTTCATCAGAGAAATCAAGCACATCTTTTACCGGCTTCCACTTCTCCAGCCGCGAGAACATATCTTGCCTACCACCTTTACAGTGGGTCGGTTCAGGGAATACTATCGGCAAGTTCTTTTTAGCAAAGATGCCGAAGAAGCGTTTTCTTGTGGTGTAGGCACCGAAGTCGGCAGCATTTAAGATGCGGTGCTCAAAGTTGTAACCGTACTTCTTGACATTGCGCACCCACTTTTGATAAAGCCGGCCTTTGTCCATGCTGATAGGTTTCCCATTCTCATCCATATCTCCCCATGACATAAACTCTTCTACATTTTCAATCTGAATGTAGTCAGGGTCTATAACATCAATATAACGGAAGAGATGTTCTGCCAACGTTCGGCTGTCGGCATCTCTCGGCTGACCGCCTTTGGCTTTCGAGAAGTTGGTACACTCCAAAGAAGCATGAAGCATTATCATGGCATCAGGGTATAGCTGACGGATACGTTCTACAATAGTGCTTATCGGGGAAAGTTCCAGTGTACGGATATCCTCAATAAAGTGAAGTGCATCAGGGATATTGGCATCATGTGAAAGGATGGCATTCTTGTCATGGTTCACACAGCAAACAACCTTTCCACATCTATTTCCATCCAATCGTGCTTCTTCCACACCTTCGGACAAACCGCCGGCGCCACAAAAGAGATCAATAACAAATAGTTCTATATCGGACAGACCTTCAATGGATTTTAAGATATTTTTCTGCGATTTCATAACTTCTCCTTTTTAAACAGGTGGCTGAACGCATTATCCAAATCCAAGTCTAGATTCAGTTTGGACGGGAAAGATTTAATGTATTCGTACATCTTATA